CGGGTATCGGTGTGGTAAGTATTGCTTCTAGCGGAAGCGGTTATGCAAGAGATCCAATAATATTTTTCAATACACCAACATCAGGTGTTGGAACTGCAGTCGGTAGAGCGAGTATTAACACTGATGGTTTTGTCACTCAAATATTACTAGAGGATGCTGGTGTTGGATATACTTCAGGAACTGGTATTGCAACTATATCTCCACCACCCGTTATCACTGGTGTTGGTACTTATATCTTTAATGAGCAGGTAGTTGGAAGTATATCTGGTGCAAAAGGTAGAGTTAAAACATGGAATACAACTAATAATGTGTTAAAACTGGGAACAACAGATGGCACTTTTATTGCGGGAGATGTAGCAGTAGGATCTACCTCAAATGCCAGATTTACAGTTGACTTTATTGAATCAGCTGAATTTGCTGATAAATATGATAAGAGTGATGAAATCGAAAGTGAAGCTGATGACATCATTGACTTTTCAGAAGGAAATCCATTTGGTACATTTTAATGTTAGGAACTTACTACTATCATCAAATAATTAGAAAGACGATAATATCTTTTGGGACATTATTTAATGCAATTTACATCAGACATGATGATAAAGATGGTGACACTTATAGTGAAATGAAAGTTCCTTTGGCATATGGTCCTTCACAGAAATTCTTAGCAAGATTAGAACAACAGGCAGATTTAAATAAACCAGTTCAAATAACATTACCTCGAATGTCATTTGAAATGACAAATGTTACGTATGATTCAACAAGAAAAACTGGAGTAACACAAACATTCAAAGCATCAGATGGAGGAAAAATAAAAAAAGTTTTCATGCCAGTGCCCTATAATATAGGTTTTGAATTAAATATTTTAACAAAAATAAATGATGATGCTTTACAAATTGTTGAGCAAATACTACCATTTTTTCAACCATCATTCAATTTAACTGTAGATTTAGTAACTGCCATAGGTGAAAAAAGAGATATACCCATAGTTTTAGATTCAATTAATTTTCAAGATGATTATGAAGGTGATTTTTCAACTAGAAGAGCTTTAATATATACTTTGAGTTTTACTGCAAAAACATATTTATTTGGACCTGTTCCAGATACTTCTCAGGGTATTATTAAGAAAGCACAAATTGATTATCATACTGATATCGATACCAAAAATGCAAAACGTGAAGTAAGATACACTGTTCAACCTGATCCAATCACAGCAGGTCCTGATGATGATTTTGGATTCAGTGAAACAACTTCATTCTTCTCTGATGGTAAAACATTTAGTCCCACTCAACAAAAGGATATATAATTGATTATGGAAGACAAATTTGACTCATTAAATAAAACTTTCAATACAGATTCTGTTGAAATTGAACCTGTGAAAGAGAAAAGTCTTAATCTTTCAAAAAATAAAAATGATGTAGATAAAGATTATGAGTATACTAGAGGGCAGTTGTATTCCTTAATAGAAAAGGGTCAAGAAGCAATAAATGGTATAATGGAGGTTGCTGGTGAGAGTGCAAGTCCTAGAGCATATGAAGTTGCAGGTCAGTTAATAAAATCAGTTGCGGATAGCACGGATAAATTGATGGACTTGCAGAAAAAACTTAAAGAAGTTGAAGAGGACATTCAGAAAACAACAAATAATGTCACAAATAATTCTTTATTTGTAGGATCAACTGCTGAGTTGTCAAAACTGCTCAAAGATGGTCTTCTAAATAATAATACTAGTTTAAATGATAAGTCTTAATAATGGGGATCAAAAAACCTTCAGATTACTTTAAAGAAGAAAGTAAAGATAATGAGAATTTAATTGGTAAACCAAATTTAAATTCTTACTCAGAGGCTTTTAATTCTTTCAAAGAACACTTATCAAAATTTGATAAGATAACTGACACAATTAAAATTGTAGATGAAATAAAAACAGAATTACAAGATTTCCTTAAAAAAGAGGATCTTGACAATGCGATGATGTCGTATGTCTTTTTGCTAGAAGAAAATATAAACACGTTAAAAGATAATGTAAAAAGTATTAATACAAAAACATTAACTGAGATAAAGTCCAAGGTCACAGATGTAACTGAGGTAGTTAATGAATTTGCAGAAGTAGAATTACCAAAATATAAAAAAAATATAATTGATGCTGAAGTAAGGTCAGATAAAAAATTCAATCAATTTAAAGAAGAATTTTCAAAATTAATAGATGAAGTTTCAACAAATATTGATACTAAACAGTTTGAGATAGAATCTAAAACAGAAGAAAATTTAAATGAAGTTGTTACAAATTTAGAAAATAAAATCAATGATTTATATTCAGGTAATGACGGTTTATCCAAAACTATAAAAACTAAAGTAAATGAGATAAAAAAACTTAAGAAAGATGTAATTGAACACTTTAAGGTTAATAAATCAATTAATAAAGATTTAACTGAAAAAATTTCAAATCTTGAAATTGAGATAATTCGTGGTGAAAATAATATAAAGGAGCAGAATGATAATATTTTATTAATTGAACAATCTTTTAAAGATACAATTGATAAATTAAATATTAAAGATATAGAAAAAGAAAATTTTGTTCTCTCAACAAAAATTAAAAATTTAGAAGAAGTTTATGAAAAATTAAAAGAGGAGAGTAAAATAAATGAAACTTTAATTGAAGAAACACTACCATCTACAAAAACATCAGATCCACTCACACCTTTAGATCAAAACTATGTTACATTAGATCAACTTCAACAACATTATAGATTATTTTTAAACCGCATTCAGACTCAATTATCCACATTAGGTGGTGGTGGAGAGACAAGATTGCAATATCTTGATGATATTGTTGGTGTTGCCACTAATTTAAGTGAGTATAACGGTAAATTTTTAAAAGTAGACACATCACAACCAGCAGGAAAGAATTTTGTATTTGAAACTGTCTCTGGAGGTGGTGGAGGAGGCTCCACAGGTGCTGGTGGAACATGGGCTACTTTTGACAGTAATACTGGAATTACAACGACAAAGAAAGTCAAGATTGCTAATGATCTTGAGGTCACTGGTGTCACTACATTTCAAAGTACTGTCAACTTGGGTGATAATGATAGATTAAATTTCAAAGATACAAATACCTCAATACATGGTGATTCATCAAACTTAAACATTGAAGCTGCTGGTACCAGAAATGTTAGTATTAAAGTTAATGCTGCTGGTGGAACAGCGGGAGATATTATATTAAAAACTGGAAGCACTGAATCAGTAAAAGTAAATGGTGATGGTGGTGTTATTGTAACTGGTGTTACCACAATTGGCAATGTTGTAGTTGGTGGTGCTACCACAGACTTAGTTGTCAATGGTGATGCCAGAGTAACGGGTATATTAACTATTGGAACTGGATCAATTACTCTAAATCCAACTGAAAAGAAAATAAGTGGTATAGATGAGATTGAAATTGGATCAGGAACGACTGCTATCACGATTAAAAAATCAGAGACAGGAGAAATAAAGTTTACTGACGAAAATGGTGATGAAAAATCAGTTGGTATTGGAACAACAGTAAGTATTAATACATCTGGTATTATAACTGCATCAACATTTAAAGGTGCTTTAGATGGTAACGCAGGAACAGCAACCTCATTATCATCACCGATAAACATAGGTGGTGTATCATTTGACGGAACATCAAACATTAACCTACCTGGTGTTAACACAACAGGTGACCAAGATACTACAGGAACTGCTGCAGGATTAAGTGGAAGTCCTGATATCACAATACGTAATTTAGTCGGTGTTGCTGCTACATTTTCTGGAGTTCTTACATATGAAGATGTAACAAATATAGACTCGGTAGGATTAATAACAGCAAGAAGTGGTATTGAATTTGGTGTTGCTGGTGCTGGTGGAACAATTAGAGCAAATGGAGATACTACTTTAGCTGGTGTTGTTACTGCATCATCATTTGTTGGTGATTTAACTGGTACTGCAACTTCAATTACCGTCACTGCGAATAATTCTGGTGGTGGACCTGTTTATCCAATCTTTGTTGACGATGCTACAGGCTCACAAGGTGCTGAGAGTGATACAAATTTATCTTATAATCCGGGAACTAATAAATTAACACTCGGATCAATCGATGCAAACTACATATATGCTACTTTAGATATTAATGCGAACGGAAATATAATTGGTGATAATGCCACAAATATCTCAGGTATCAATTCCGTAACTGCAACAGAATTCTTTGGTGATGGTTCAGGATTGACTGGATTGACAGCATCTCAAATACCGAATTTAGCAGCAAGTAAAATTACTTCTGGAACTTTTGATACAGCAAGAATACCAACACTAAACCAAAATACTTCAGGAACCTCCGGAGGTTTAACTGGATCTCCAAATATAAACGTAAGTAGTATAGTCGGAACAGCATTATCAATAAGTGGTATCTCAAGTGTAGGTGCTGCCATTACAATGTATGGATCTTCTGGTATCGTAAGTGCAACTAAGTTCTGTGGAGATGGTTCGGCACTAACTGGTATTAGTGCTGGATTTTCACAAGACGATCAAGGAAACTTAGTTGCAGGAACAAATGCTGGAGCAGCTAAAGATGCTGATACCTGTTTCAACATAATGATTGGTTGTAATGCCGGTCTAGCGTTATGTGGAGGATATGGACATAGTATTTTAATGGGATGCCACGCTGGTAAGTCTATAACCACTGGTGCTTATAACTTCTTATTTGGAAGAAGAACAGGATGTGATATTACCACTGGTAATAGTAACATTATCATGGGTAACAGCATAGGTAAAGGTTTAACCACTGGATGTAAGAATATTGTCTTCCTCGGTGGAGGGGATATGGGAACGACAGCTTGCTGTAACATTCTTATGGGTAATGAGGCTGGGTATAATTTAGACACTGGTGTGGGTAATATTGCGATAGGAGCTCAGTCAGGATGTGATATAACATCTGGTAATGATAACATATTTTTAGGAAAATTTGCAGGTACTAGTGTTACTTCTGGAAGCGATAATATCCTTTTAGGTGATTTTTCAGGAAGTGCTCTTACAACACAAAATAATAGCATAATGATTGGTAATTGTGCAGGTAGGTGTGTTTGCACTGGTAGTAGTGATACTAATGTTTTCATAGGATGTGGTGCAGGACAATATATTTGCGGAGCACATAATAATGTTATTATAGGTAGAGATGCGGGTAAAACAGGTGATAATGGTTTCAATAAGATAAACAATGTTTTCTTAGGATCCTATTCTGGTCAGGTCACCGTTAATGCATCAGGAAATGTTTTCTTAGGTGCTGCATCTGGTCGATGTACCACTAATGGTGTTTGTAATGTCTTTATTGGTCACTGTTCTGGTGCTTCCAACACTACTGGAGATTACAATGTCGCATTTGGATATAAGGTATGTACACCAATAGCAACTGGTAATAAACAATTAGCAATTGGTTGTAATCAAAGTCACTGGATTATTGGTGATAGTTCATTCAATGTTACTCTTGCTGGTATTGTAACTGCATATGCTACAACTGGTATCGTAAGTGCCACTAAATTCTGTGGTGATGGTTCTGCACTAACTGGAATCAGTGCTGGTGGATT